TACACATCAACGATGTGCTGCATTGAGAACAAGTATCTCAAATGCGTTCGACACTATAATTCGGTCAGCCGGGTTAGAATCCTATAGTGTATCAAAATCTACACGTGATGTAGGAGACGGCACACGTTATTATTATATGGTAAAAGATCTAGATGTAGAATATAGCTTTACTCAGATCACAGATAAACATGTGATAACTATGGTTGATGTTGACTATTATGTCAATATTAATGAATATTTAAAATTATTTAGACCAATTTTAATATATACATTTGTACCAACCACTGTTGCTGGGAGATACCCTGAATATTCATGGAAGATAGACAATAATAATGTTCTTTTCCAGGTTAGGGGCGGGGCTGTTTATGAACATCAGATCTGGGATTATAATGGGGATACCATATCTATAGTAAATGATGAGAAAGAATTGCTTACATTTCACCTAGTACAACAGGTGGTGTCGTTGCCTTATAACGAAAAACACAGAGTTGATAATAATAGACGAATTATTATGTTAATACCAAAAACTAAAACAGCGTTTCCTTATTATAATTTTATACCATTTGTCAATGGTATAAAAAGACGTAAGTTCACTCAAATCGTAGAACAAAAGAAACGAATCAATGTCATTTATGAACCAAACACAGACTTACTATCTGTAGCAGAAAATAACTCTTATGATTCAATAGAGTTAGCTGGTCGATTATATAATTCATTAGGTAAAAGAATTGAATTAAAAGTTAATCCATTGCCAGTAGACATTGAAAGAATACTGCAAGCTGCTGCTTATCAAGGAGTAGCAGCTGTTGATGCAATATTGCTGTTTAACATTTTGGGAGGTAAATTACTAAATAATTTACCAAGCACTAATAAATTAAAATCTCATTATCAAACTTTAACACCTTCATCAATTGATGATGGGAAACCCTGTGGACAAGTTATAGCAGCGCCTTTACTGGAAAATCCAGCTATATTACCAGTAAAAAGTTTGAATAATGACACTGCATGTATTGAACATCGAGTTACAGCAGTCAGGAACGATAAGATTCCCCCTAAAATATATAATAGATTCATAACTGAATTTATTGATCTACTATTAAAAGATAAGAAACATCGGGGAACTCCATTTTCGTGTGAGGAGGTAATAAACCTCCAAAATAAGCCAATGCAAAGAGTTCGCTCCAAAATTGTGCAGAATACCATGGGTCTGTTGAGTAAAATTAAAATTAAAGCATTTCAAAAAGCTGAACCTTATAGTGAATCAAAATCTCCT